TGACTTCTTTTTTAAAGGCATTGTGGACACGCGTGTGAAGTCAAAAGCACGTCGTAAAGCAATAATGAAAATCTATTTTGGAGACCGTAATGGAACAACAGAAAACTTTGGGGATTGCTAAGGCGTTTGTCGAGGCACAGAAAGAGTTTGCCCCAGCTCTTAAAACATCGACTAACCCACACTTTAAATCAAGATATGTAGACTTAGCGGGTTGCGTAGAGGCTGTTATTGATGCACTAAATACTCATGGCATTGCCTTGATACAAAAGACTCATGATTGTGATAATGGTGTGAAAGTAGAAACGATATTCATGCATGAGACTGGTGAACAGATCTCAGGTGGCTTGATTCATGTGCCAGCTGATCGTCAGAATGCTCAAGGTTATGGCTCAGCTTTAACTTATGCTAGACGTTATAGCTTGATGGCCGCATGTGGTATTGCTCCGGAAGATGATGATGGCAATGCAGCAAGTAAACCACCGGAAAATATTTCCGCCATAAAAAAGCAATAACCCTCAATCTTCCTGGCAAGGATCCAATTGAAGTCAAAGATCGTGGCGTACTCAAGGCAACATTGTTTGACCTTGCTGAGAAGATTGAGGGAGCAGAAGCTGATACAGAAACTAAGGTAAAAAAATTGACACAGTTATTTGAGGTCAATGAAAAGAGTTTGAATAGTATCGGTCCGGATCTTTACTTAGATGTAAAGAATAAGATTAATGATGTAATCAGAGGGCTACTCGCGTAGCCCCTTGAATTACTTATTGCAGATGTACATTGTTACTTCGAAACCGAAACGTAACTCTGTTGCAGATGGTTTAGTCCACATAATAGTCTCCTTATAAATGAGATTATATTGTGAACGATAACATAATAATATACATCAGTAAAAACATGATTAGGGAGTAATCAAAATGGAATATACAGGAAGCGCACCAAAGTTTGATGTGACTGAGTTAGGTATGGCCAACACACCTAGCACAGAAAGTTTTACTAAGAACTTGTTGCAAGGCATATTGTTTCAAGCAGTCTATGATGCATTATCTAAAGGCTTTCCTACATCACTTCGAGGTGATGCATTAGAGTGGTTGGCTGATGAGGATAATGAAATCTTGCAATTATGTTTAAGTGTCTGTAATATAGATCATGAGCATTTATTATTACGGGTGAGTAAACAAGGATGGAATTTAGATTTATAGTTATTGATGAGTTTGGTGAATCGATCCGCGCTTTCTATGACAAGGAAGACGCGGAGAGGTTTGCTAAAACTCGTAAAGATTTTACCATTGAGGAGATTCCGCATGAAGAAATACCTGAAGAAACTAAACTTAGCTACCAAGAGATGCATGATATGTATGGTGACGCTCCTTTTTAGCGTCATGGTGTATGCATGTGAGAGTTATTTTGTGTATGATGCTGACGGAAAGCTGTTACGCTGCATGAAATGTGGTCAAGTTATCACTTGTAACTAAGATATACGTCTCTCGCTTTTGATAGAGCTTGTAGTAAAGAGATCATGTTTTTTTGATACCTTACCATAGGGTACCTTGAGATCGTGCAACACAGAGCGATTGTGGAGTTTGTTTTTCAGTGTGTCACGTCAGGTTTTGGGTTTATCACATACATATCCATGTTTTCTCCATGAATCAACATGTAATCCCCTTCCATCTCTGAAAAGTATATCTTGATAGCAGATTCTTCTTTATCTTCTAGGATTTCTATGTTCCATATCTTCCTCCCGATAAGAGAATCTATTACTTTTGCTTGTTCTGAGCTTAGTTCTGAAATCAGTTCTGCTAAACTATCTTCCCTGTCCATCTTCCCCCCTCTTTAAGTACCATTGGCATGAGTTTTGGTTGACCATCAAGGATCATTGCAGTACCTACAATAAATCTTGACTTAAAGTTCTTGGCATAGTTGAATGCCATGGACTTCTGGTTGATTAAACATCCAGTCTGTAATGCCCACACTAATTTATCTGGGTTGCTAAAGTACTCAATACTAAACTTAGTATGATAATGACCTTGACAAACATTACACCCGTACTGCATTGAGACGGCCAGCGCCCGGGCGGACATTCCATGCGTAAAGAAACACTTTTGTCCATCAGATAATGTAATGTAAAGGTCATCAAGCCATTCCCATCCAGGGCCAACTTGTAAGAACTCATTGTAAGACTTGAGATATTCTGCACTCAAACCATGCTTGATAGCACGTCGGTAGATTAAAGAAGAGTGATTAGAATGCATGATCTTCATCTTGGGAAAGATTTTTTCAAGTTCGTGTATGTACTTGCGAGATAGCCTTAGCTCATCACCTGATGATGGTAAGTCTGGATTAGATTCATGCATCGAGATATTATGCTGGTCGATCTCATCGCCAACATTTACGATGAGGTCTGGTTTATACTTCTTTTTGAGAGCCTTTAAAAACTCAAAGGCATCTGGATGGTGATACGGAATATGGAGATCCGAGATCACCAGTACGGATTTGTATTTCATACTTCTATTGTATCAGATTAATTAGCCTTCGCAAGCTGTCCACCAAAGTAGAACTCTACGATCATAGTTGCCCATGCAAAGATCTCATCGAACTTATATAATCCTTTTATGGTTTGGAATGATTCACCACCACCAAACTCAATAAGACCTAAAAGTTTTACACCATCTGATGTAGTCTTGACTACAGTATCTACACCAAAGACACCAGCCAATGGATAGATCGCAACTAATGCTAAGATAACTAAGATCAGTATGCGTCTATTCCATGCAGCGAATGGTGATTCTTTTACAGCATACTCACGAGCTTTATCTATCTCACCTGACTTGGCAGCAAGAGTTTCTAGCATCAGCTTTTGTTGGTCATGTGCTTGTTGTGATTTGATTGCCATCAGCTTTGCAATAAAGCCAAGAGCAATTGGTACTAAGTGTGTAATAATTCCCATGTTAGTTTCCTAGTGGATTAGTTGTGGCCTTGCGTAATGCTTTCATCTCTGCTCGCATGCCATCTAAGTTAGCTTCGACCTCAGATCGTACACTCTTGAGTGTTGCTTCTACTTCACGTTGATTACCTCTTGACTCTGCGGCCACCTCACGAGCTAGTGCTAATGCATCACTGGCCTTCTCTTGTGTAATGATTGCACGCTCCATGATCTCTATGATTCTATTCTGTTGACTACCTAGCTTCAGCTCGATCTCTTTAATCTTACTTTCATCGTATGATTCAATTACCGAAACCATGTCGTTGTAAAGGGTTATCCCCATGTAACTGATCCCACCGATGATTGGCAATACCGCTAAAACTATCCCCAATATCATCTGATTGGATAAAGTTAAAGAGAATGTTTTGTTCTGTTGCGTAGTCATCCTGGTTTTGTCCTAAAAAAATTTCAGTGGGTTGTTCATATATACTACTGTTACCTTGCTGTATTAGCTTAATAGCAATCCCAAACCCAGGCACGACCTCTTCGTTTTCCTTGGTCTGTGGTGCTTGAGGTTCTTGTTCTATCTTCTCTTCCGTCTCTGTCGGTGTCGTCATCTCTTGCTGCACAGGATCCTGGCTGACAGTTACAGGTTCTGTTGCTGTCGTAGGTACAGGGGTGGAGGTCGGCACTGTTGTATTTAACGGAGATGCTGGATTCAATGGACTCTCTATACTTGTTGGATCGCTTGCTTTTAGGGTACATGAATCCGAGATGGTAGTCCAAGATGATACTGTCGGGATCGAGTAGGGAGTCGAGCATGTCGTAAGTCTTTGCTCTACTAATGATCCATGATATCCAGGTGCGCACTCTACTGTCCTCTCTTCCACAGCTTCGATGCAAGTTGCTGGATCAGCCACACAATGAGATGAGCTAACAGTCCAGCTAGACCAAGAGCTAGTATTGCAAGAATAGAAGCGAGCTTCATTAACGTAACCAGAAGTGTTCGGCTCTGTGCAAGCAGTTGTTCTTTGCTCTGTTTGGTTAGTGCATGTAGCGAACTGATTGCAGATCGGATCTGATGGTTGATAGTCGACACACCAGTATTGAGAAAGTGCCACAGATTCTTCAATGTCGTAACACTGAAGCGAGTCTTCAACCATGTAACCATTCGTGTCAGGTGTGTACGTACAGTACCAAGCATTAGCGTTACTCCATGTTAAGAGGAACAACCAAAACAAATTCCTCGCCATACAATTTAGTAAACCTTTCAGGATGTAGATCATACCAAGCTGATCGCGCAGCCACCCCTGTTGCACCACCAATAGGGCATGGACTGCCAGATAATTCCATAGCATTCCACACTTTAATATCTTCACACATGACTGAGACTGCTGCAACCTTCAGGCCTAAGTCATTCATGACCTTAGCATACTTACGTCTTTGACATGCTTCATCCTCGATAGCTGTCCCAGCTGCAACAGAGATGATGCCACCTGATACAGCACCAGTCACAGGCACTACACATAAGTCTTGAGAGTATGCAGAGATCGAAGGGGCTATTGCTGTAGGCACGGGCATACCACGCTGTTCAATGATTGTTCTGGTTTCTGCATGAGCAGATGAAACAAAAGAAACTATAATAGCTACGAGTGCAGCCATGATTGCCCAGACTAACTTGTTGAGCA